CGCCCCGGGGTTTTTTTATGCGTTAAGCTTGCCCCCGCCCGCCGCCCGCGCCCTGCCTGAAACGTACCGGGAAGCGCCCAGCGCGGACCGTGGGCCGCGATCCCGCCGCCCCGGACCCCGGCCCCCGGCCCGGACCCCGCCGCGCACTGGCGACGCCCGCCGCCCCGGCTGGCATGTATGGGATATGTCGCACCCTGGACAAAAATGGACGGCACCCGGCACCCGGATCCGCCGTTTTCCGCCACCCGCCACCCGCCACCCGCCGCCCGGCCCGCCTTCTGGCGGCGTATAGCGCCGGAAAAAGCGCCGGGGCCCGTGAATATCGGGGCAATTCCGCAGTTTTCCGCCGCCCGGACCGCCGCCCGCCCAGCGCGGCCCGCGCCGCCGGGGGAACGCGGGTGTAAGACCATGTTTTTGACATACGATATGTGATATTTTGATATGACTTGATTGGATAAGAACCATCCCATATGTTTCACGTGAAACATCTCTAGGGGCCCCGTAAGATGCCTAACCAAATGACGCCCGAAGCAGAAGCAAAAAGACTGAAGCTTGAACTGCGTTTAGCGCAGCTTGAGAAGCACGAAAAATGTCAAAATGATTTTTTAACTTTTGTCCGAGCAATGTGGCCCGACTTCATTGCGGGGCGACATCACAAGATTATTGCAGAGAAGTTTGAGCGTGTAGCAACGGGCGAGTTGAAGCGTTTAATAATTAACATGGCCCCGCGCCACACGAAGTCTGAGTTCGCAAGTTATTTGTTTCCTGCGTGGATGATGGGCCGTGATCCGCGGATGAAGATCATTCAAGCGACGCATACGACAGAGCTAGCCGTGAACTTCGGTCGTAAGGTCAAGAACCTTATTGAGACGGACGAGTACAAGGAGGTTTTTCCCGAGGTCGCGCTGGCTGCGGACAGTAAAGCGTCGGGCCGCTGGGACACGAACCGTGGCGGCATGTACTACGCCGTTGGTGTTGGATCGAACTTGGCCGGACGTGGTGGCGATCTCGTGGTCATTGACGACCCGCACTCGGAACAGACGGCGATGTCGAACAGTGGTTTTGACGATGCGTGGGAGTGGTACACCGGGGGCCCCCGACAGAGGCTCCAGCCGGGCGGGTCGATTGTGCTGGTCCAGACCCGGTGGTCGGAGAAGGACATGACCGGGCAGTTACTTCGGTCCATGGCTAAAGATCCGTTGGCTGACCAGTGGGAGGTCGTGGAGCTACCTGCGATATTCGAGAACGGCGAACCGTGCTGGCCCCAGTACTGGTCGCTTGAGGATCTGACCGCGGTCCGCGCATCTATCCCGCCGTCGAAGTGGAATGCCCAGTATCAGCAAAACCCGACGGGCGAAGAGAATGCGATTATTCCGCGTGAGTGGTGGAAGCGTTGGGAGAAGGACGTGGTGCCCCAGTTGCAGTACGTCATCCAGAGTTATGACACGGCGTTCAGTAAGCGCGAGACGGCGGACTATTCTGCGATAACAACGTGGGGTGTTTTTTATCCGGAGGAAGGGGGCCCCCCGAACCTTATCCTGTTGGACAGCAAGAAGGGTCGGTGGGATTTTCCTGAACTGAAGGAGCAGGCGTACGACCAGTACAACTACTGGGAACCGGATACGGTAATTGTCGAAGCGAAGGCGAGCGGTATGCCGCTGACACACGAGCTACGTCAGATCGGTATTCCTGTTGTCAACTACACGCCGTCAAAGGGGTCGGACAAGGTAACGCGGGTGCATTCTGTGTCGCCGCTTTTTGAGGCCGGAATGGTGTGGGCCCCCGACGAGTTGTTCGCGGACGAGATGATAGAAGAAGTTGCAGCTTTTCCTAACGGCGAATATGATGACTTGGTTGATAGCATGACACAGGCGTTGATGCGTTACCGTCAGGGCAACTTTATTCAGTTGCCGTCGGATGACTGGGAAGACACTGAAACCGGTCAACGTGTCCACGCGTATTACTAAAGGTAAATAAATGCCAAACGAACTCATGGGCATAGAGAAAAGCGTAACAATCACTAAAGTCGTCCCGTACGTAGACCCACGGTCCGCGGCCCTCGGCTCACGGCTCTTGAAACAGGCAGGCATACCCGGTGACTTTTCGTCACTGATGCAGCGGGCTGACCCGAAGGTCATGGCGCAAGTAAATCGGATCATGGCCCGCGGACCTACGAACGAGATTTCATCTCCAGCAAACGGGCTTGGCGTGTTTATGCAGTCCGTGATGAAGCAGGGTTAGATGTTTCGGCGCGGGCTTCTTCTGGCTGCGCTACTGGTTGCTCTTTCTCCCGACGCGTGGGCCACGGACACTGTGACAAGCGCCACGGTCAGTAGCTCGACAGTTATTGACAAGACGCCGCCTACCGCGTCGAGCCCTTCTATTGTCGTAAACAATTCCGACGTGTGCCAGACAGGACAGAGCGGTGCCGTTCAGACAGGTTTCGTTGGCTTTTCTGGCGGAACCACGGTCCGCGATCTGAACTGCGAGCGTATCAAGCTTGCACGTAGCGTTTTTGGAATGGGGCTGAAGGTGGCAGGCATTTCTATCTTGTGTCAGGAAGTGCGGGTGTTTGACGGCTTGTGGATGGCCGGGACGCCGTGTCCGTACATGGGCAAGATTGGTGACGCCGCCAAGGAAGCGTGGCTTGAAAATCCGGACCAGTCTCCGGAGGGTTCGCTTATTCGTATCGCGGCAAAAGAAGCTGCGGTGCGGGCGGCCAGAGAAGCTGAACCTGTTGTCGAAGAGAACGACGACTTCGAAGAATACTCGGACTGATGCGCTGGCTTGCCGCAATGCTCGCCCTTGGTGCGCTTTCGTCTCCCGCTTTTTGTCAGGAAACGACAGGCAATCTGGTACCGTCCATGTCGGAGTTTACGGTTTCCGGTGGCACCGCTACGTCCAGCCAGCGAGGCTGCGGCACTGGCGAGTTTTGTACGGGCAACGCGTCGAACGGCGGGACGACGTACACCAGCAATTTTGATGTACCGTTGACAGAGGCAGAGGTGCGGGCGGGCTTTACGGCGAACACGTCGATTGACGTGACCTCTCACCCGTCAAACGCGGTCCTGTCTACTTGTACAAGCCTTACGCAGCGGAGCGACTGCCGGGATATCTTCAGGGTAACCCTTTCTTTTCTGGAGAGTAGCTCCATTGTCGAGAAGTTTGAGCATGAAGTAGAACTTGACTTCAGTGGCACTCGTGCGTTTTCGTTTACGGACCAGATACTGGAGAACGACCACGGGGTTTTGACGGGCAGGCTGGAACTTTTTGGCATAGACGCGGGCTTTCACAGCGGCGCGTTCGGTCCCAAGTTCTCAGATCCGAGCGTCAGCCTCCTGTTTCAGACGGTGGTCGAGCAACAGATACTGGACCAGATAGCGTTCAACGATGCGTTGGCCGCGGAGCCTCCACCGGAACTCGTGGAAGACATACCGCAGATAGAATTAGACGTGGCACCCGAACCGGTTGCCGCGGACCTCGGCCCTTCTGCTCCTGAGCCAGTGGTTGAGGCCATCGAACCTGTCGAAATAGCGCCGGTTGATTCCGCGCCTGAACCAGAACAGCAAGAGGAGCAGATGGCCGAGGCACGAATTGAGGCTGAAATGGAGCCTGAACCCGAACCGGAGCCTGAACCACAAGAGCAAGAGCCGGAGGAATCCGAAGAGCAGGACCAGCCGGAGCCGGCTGAACCTGAAACTCAGGAGCCGGAGCCGGAATCTCAGCCGGAGCCGGAGCCGGAGCAAGAGCCGGAACCCGAAGAGCAGGAGCAGGCCGAGCCAGAGACGCAGCAAGAACGTCGGAAGGAGGCGGCGGAGAAAGCGGTCGCAAAAATAGCGCCGTCTCAGCGGTATTCGGCTGCATCTCAAACAACCACAATCGTCGCGATGGGGATGATTTCGCCAAAACTAATAACAGGGGCTCAAATACCCGACACTCAGGGGTTTTTTACGGGCGCAACCGTGCCGGACGGGCCGCCGATGTCCAATCCGGCGCAGGACTACGTTGTTTTTGGTGCATCTAACGCGGCCCACGAAGCTCTCGTGCGGCTTCAGTGGAGTAAATAATGGCAGAAGTAGAGTTTGCAGGCGTGAAATTCCGCGGTGGGCGCATGGTAGCCGTGGCTTTGGGGTTTTCGACGCTAATCGGCGGCCTATACGGGGCTTTTGAGGTCTACAAAGACTATGAAGACATGAAAGCCCAGATACAAAAGTACAAGGCCCCTGACCTTTCTGGCTTTGATAAACGGCTTTTGGTGATTGAGACCAAAATAAACGACGAAATAGTACTGTTTCGAGACGAAATGGCCGGTCTCAAGGAACGCGTCAACGAAATGCACGAGATTGTGCGAGATGTTCGGGTTGACACGCGGACCGAGGCTTCTGAACTGCACACCAGCATGTCCGACGTTGACAAGCGGTCCAGATCCTTGGACCAAGAGACGCGAAAAGCCTTGCGTCAGTCGGAAAGGACAATCCGTGACATAATAGCTTCGGCGCAGGAAAGGTTTGACACGAAGATCAGTTCGATTGACACGAAACTTGACGCACTGGAAAGTCGAATCAGAAAAGTGCTACAACAAGCGCTTGACAATCCGCTCTTGAAAAAGTAGGGCCCCGAAAAAGGGTGTTATTTTAACAAAACACGTCTAGTATTAAGCAATTACAAAAGGTACGTGAAGCATGGCAAGAGAACCGCGGCCCGTGGCCGGTCTTATGGACACCAATGTTCCGTCTCAACTAGACGAAGAAGACCTCGCCGCCGAGATAGAAGTCGAGCTTCCGGGTTCGATGGACAACGACGTGATGGAGATGGTTTCGGAAGAGATACCCGAGGACATTGAAATTTACGAAGAGGGCGAAAACACCGTCGTAGACTTCGACCCGCAGGACGACGAGATGGACTTGGGCGACTTCTACGGCAACCTTGCCGAAGGCATGTCGGACTCAGAGCTTGGCGCGTTGTCCGGAAATCTGCTTGATGAGTACGAAGGCAACCGCGCTAGCAGACAGGAGTGGGAAGATGCTTATGCTGATGGTTTGGAACTTTTGGGGTTCTCCTATGAGGAGCGAACCCAGCCGTTTCGCGGTGCGACCGGGGTTACGCACCCGTTACTGGCGGAGGCGGCTACACAATTTCAGGCGCAAGCTTTTAACGAGCTTCTCCCGGCGAGGGGACCGGTCCGGTCCGCAGTCGTAGGAAGAGAGAGCGGCGAGACGGTGCGTCAGGCGCATCGTGTCGAGCAGTTTATGAATTACTACATCACGAATGTGATGGAGGAGTACACGCCGGAACTAGACCAGATGCTGTTCTATCTGCCGCTGGCTGGATCGACGTTCAAGAAGGTTTATTACGACGAGATGCTGGGACGAGCGGTAAGCCGTTTTGTGCCTGCGGAGAACCTTGTTGTTCCGTACGACACTTCGGACTTGCAGACGTGTCCCAACATCAGCCAAGTCGTAAAGATGCCCCTCAACGATTTGCGTAAGTTGCAGGTCGCGGGCTTCTACAGAGACATTCCAGTTATTCCGGGACAGCCGGAGGATAACAGCGTACAGGACGAGGTTAATCGTATCGATGGCATGTCGCCATCAAACAACGATTACGACTGCACCATCCTAGAGTGTCATGTTGATCTGGACCTAGAAGGCTACGAGGATCTTGACGACGACGGCGAAGCCACGGGAATTAAAGTCCCTTACGTCGTCACGATCTCCATAGACAATGGTCAAATCCTCTCCATCCGTCGCAACTACCGTGAGAACGACGAACTCCGTCAGAAAATTCAGTACTTCGTTCATTACAAGTTTCTTCCCGGCTTCGGCTTCTATGGTCTCGGTTTAATCCACACCATAGGGGGACTGTCAAGAACGGCCACCGCGGCGCTCCGCCAGCTTATCGATGCTGGTACTCTCTCTAATCTTCCCGCTGGTTTCAAGGCCCGCGGTATGAGGATCAGGGACGATGACGACCCGCTCCAGCCCGGTGAGTTTCGTGACGTTGACGCGCCCGGTGGCCGACTTTCCGACAGTCTTATGCCGCTCCCCTTCAAGGGACCGGACACTACGCTGTTCCAGTTGCTGGGTTTTGTCGTAGACGCCGGACGCCGGTTTGCGACCATCACGGACATGAAGGTCGGTGACGGCAACCAGCAAGCTGCCGTCGGAACAACCATCGCACTTTTGGAGCAAGGCTCTCGCGTCATGTCGGCGGTCCACAAGAGACTGCACTACGCCATGCGGCAGGAGTTCAAGATACTTGCCCGTGTCATGTCCGACTACCTTCCGCAGCGTTATCCGTTTGCGGTTGAGGGCGAAGACTCGACCATCATGGCAAGTGACTTTGATGAGCGCGTAGACGTTCTTCCGGTATCTGATCCGAACGTGTTCAGTCAGGCGCAGCGTATTGCTTTGGCCCAGACCAAGCTTCAGCTTGCTCAGGCCGCTCCCGAAATGCACAACATGTACGAAGTTCTTCGGGACATGTACGACGCGCTTGGCGTGAAGGATACAGATAAGATCCTTAGACGCATTCCGGAAGACGAGCAGATGCCGATAGACCCGGCGCAAGAAAACATCAACTCGTTGGACATGATGCCTCTCAAAGCGTTCGAGGGTCAGGACCATCAGGCGCATATCATGGCGCACATGGTGTTCGGATCGACACCGATGGTTGCCGCTGCTCCGACTATCGCAGTAACTCTTCAAAAGCATATCATGGAGCATGTGAAGATAGAGGCGTCGGAGCAGGCAATGGTGCAGTACCTGCAACAGGTGAACGCGCAACAGGGTCAGCCCTTGAGCGAAGAACAAATGCTGCAAGTGGAAGCGTTGACGGCCCAGCTTATCGCGCAGGGCATGCAGGCGTTAAAACAACTTAGCCAACAGGTTGCGTCCGAAGGTCAGGGCCCAGATCCGCTTGTTCAACTTAAAGAGCAGGAGCTACAGATTCGGGCTCAATCAGAACAGAACGACGCCGCTCTCGACAAGGCCAAGCTCGACCTCGAACAGGCGGGCATGGAAATGCGGAACCAGCAATTCAACCAGAGGCTACAGAGCCAAGAAGCGCAGACTGCGGCTCGAATCAATTCCGCTATGGAACGTGAAATTCTTAAACAACGCCAAAACAGGAGACAGTAATGGCTGCCGTAAAAATTGTAACGAACAAGCCGGGCGCTGCCCCGAAAGCTGTAGAGTACGCCGACATTCAAGGTCAGGGTCGTATTCCTTATGGCAAAAGTCAGGACGTGAAAGTTCCGACATCCATGAAAAAAGCCACGGTTCGCGGCATGGGCGCAGCGAAGCGAGGCGGCAGCTATCTGTCCTGCTAAATGGCACCCGCGAAGCGTAAGATAGACACTGACGGAGACGGTGTTCTGTCTGAACAGGAGGTTGCCGCGGCTAACGCTGCCAGCAACATAGATAAGCAGGATTCGCAGCGGCAGATGGCGTGGATTGCTTTGATTGCTATGCTGGTGTTTACGGCTCTGGTGTTTTTGCCAATCTTTCCGGACTCTCGGATAAAAGCTTTGGCGGATCTTTTTAGTCTTTTTTACATAGGCATGGCTGGGGTGGTCAGTGCGTACTTCGGGGCGGCAGCGTTCATAGCTAAAAAGAAGTGACCGTTGGACCCCCGGCACATGGACGGTCTTTCTTGCGAACTTTACCTGATGAATTTTCTGACGGAGAGAGGCTTTTACGTCTTTACGCCCCTCTCGCCGCATTCACCGGTCGATGTTGTTGCTATAGACGCCGCAGGAAAAGCATATTTGTTTGATGCGAAAAAAGAGGCCAAGCGAATAAACCCGGGCAGAAAAAGTAAAGACCGCATCCATCGCGTAAGAAGCAAGCTTCAAAAAAGCATGGGGGTGCGGACGGCATACGTGGATCAAGCCGCCAATGAAGTCCACATAGTCCCCGCACTAGAAGACTAGCTTTACGATTCAGTATGTCGTATAACCTCGCATCTTTTGGAGGCGAGAATGATTAGCTTACTCGGAACTCTGCTCGGCTTCGGCACGTCCATCGTGCCGGAGGTTCTAGGCTACTTCAAACAGCAACAAGCCAACAAGCAAGAGTTGGCGATGCTGGAGGCGAAAGCTAAATACGCTGCACAGCTTTCTGAACTCAAGGTCAAAGAGCTAGATGCTCAGGCCGAAATAGAAGAAACCAAGGGACTTTACGAACATGATCGATCTATCGACGCTGGGGGATTTGTCAACGCTTTGCGCGGCAGTGTGCGCCCTATTCTTACTTACCTTTTCTTCATAGCGTTTGCGTCAGTCAAAGGCGTGATGATTTACGCCATGATAGAAAACCAAAACATTGACTGGGTCACCGCCGTTGAGTCGGCGTGGGACGACGAAACACAGGCAATCTTCTCCGCGATTATCGCTTTTTGGTTTGGCAACCGGGCAATGAGCAAGGCTCACGCTCGTATATCCTCTAAAAACGGATAATTATAGGAATGAATGAGATATTTCTTGCAGAGGCAATACTCCGTCTGTTAAAAGAAAAGCGTTCTGTTGTCGTAGACACTCTGGAGTTTGGAGAGGTCAAAGACATGGAACAGTATCGCGAACTCATGGGCTGGCTTAGAGCCCTTGCGTTCATTGAACAGGAACTCAAGAGCCTGCTAGAAAAACAGGAGCATGTTGATGACTAGCCCAGCGATTGCTGACCTTGAAAAGGTTGGCGAAGAGGCTGAAAAAATAGCCTCTGCATATGTAAAACCAGAAGACCGTGTTCTGGACCCCGATCTCATATCTAAGTCGCTTTTAGAGCGGATTCCGGCCCCAACAGGTTGGAGACTTATTGTGCTTCCCTATCGGGGAAGAGGCAAAACAGAGGGCGGGATACTTCTTCCGGATCAAGTTGTAGAAGAGAATCAGGTAGCCACACAAGTCGGATACGTCTTAAAGGTAGGACCATTGGCCTACAAAGATCCGGACAAGTTCGACGGTCCGTGGTGCAAGGAAAAAGACTGGGTGATGTTTGCCCGGTATGCCGGTTCTCGGTTCAAGATCGATGGCGGAGAGGTTCGCATCTTAAATGATGACGAAGTGCTAGCCACGATTTCTGACCCTGAAGACGTTTTACACATGTAGGAGGCCGTTATGGCAGAAGAACAACTTGACATGGTCGAAGAGACCGAAAACGAAAACGAAGAGCTTACGGTGGAAGTGGAAGAGCCTGCGTCCGAGGCTTCCGGCATCGAAGTAAGCGATACGTCAGAGGAATCCTCTGATGACGATCAATTCGATAAGGCGCACAACGCGACTCAAAAACGAATTAACCAGCTTACCAAGAAGATGCGTCAGGCGGAGCGCGAGAAGGATGAAGCGTTCCGGTATGCTCAGCAAGTTCAGGCAGAAGCTCAGACGCTAAAGCAGCGAGTAGATGCCTTAGACAGCGGCTATGTAAATGAGTTTAGCGGTCGCGTTCAAAGCGAGCTACAGGCTGCGGAGAACGACCTTAAAAACGCTATTGAAATCGGCGATAGCAATCAGATCGTTGAGTCTCAGCGAAAAATTACCGCTCTTGCCATTCAGGCGGATCGTGCCGCGCAGGCTCAGCGGAACGCCGAGGCTCAGAAAGCGGCGATGGAAGCTTCGCAGGCTCAGCCCCAACAGGCTCAGCCCCAACAGGCTCCGCGGCGACCGGATCCCAAGGCAGAGGCGTGGGCTTCTGAAAGAGAATGGTTCGGCTCTGACGAGACCATGACGTACGCTGCTTTCGGAATACACAAGCAACTCATCGAAGACGAGGGGTTTGACCCCGCCAGCGATGATTACTATAGTGAACTAGATAAACGTATGGCGGAAGCTTTTCCCCATAAGTTTGATAACGGAACCAGAGGTAAACGACCCGCTCAGACGGTTGCCTCTGTTAACAGGTCCGCGTCTGGGCGCAGCAAGAAACGGGTAACTCTCACCCCTACCCAAGTTACGATGGCTAAAAAGTTGGGTGTGCCGCTAGAAGAATACGCGAAATACGTGAAGGAGTAAGGACATGAGCGAAGAACAGATTGAAAAAGGTGCTTCGGTTAACCGGACTTCTCGCGCCAACAATAGCCGGAGTTCAAAGGCTAGGCGTAAGCCGTGGGCTCCACCCTCCATGCTAGACGCGCCGCCCGCACCGGACGGCTTCAAACACAGGTGGATTAGGTCTGAGGTTCGTGGTTTTGATGACCGCAAAAACATCAGCGCTAAGCTACGTGAAGGCTGGGAACTTGTCCGTCAGGAAGAGTATCCAGATTTTGAAGCGCCGACTATTGACTCGGGTAAATACGAAGGCGTTTTTGGCGTTGGCGGCTTGCTTCTCGCCCGCATACCGGAAGAGACTGTTGCAGAAAGAACCGAATACTTCCAGAAACGGAATTTCGATCAGATGCAAGCGGTTGACCACGATATGATGCGCGAGAATGCACATTCAACGATGACGATCAATCAACCTGATCGTCAATCTCGTGTAACCTTTGGTGGTTCAAAGAAAGAGTAACCACCTCCTTTAGGAGTAATTCCAAATGGCAAATCAGGAAACTGCCTACGGTCTTCGTCCTATCGGTCTAGTTGGCTCCGGCGCAAACTCAACGGGTCTTACGACCTACGAAATTGCGTCGAACAACACCAATGCCATCTACAATGGCGCTATTGTCGTTCCTCTTGCTGCTGGCGTGATCGATCAGGCCGGTGACACGGCGGGCGGCACGACTCAGGCGCTCGGCGTGATGATGGGGTGTGAGTACGTAGATTCGGTAACGAAGAAAACTACCTTCCTTAATCACTGGCCCGGTTCCGGCTCGGTTAGCGTTGACACGAACCATCCTGTCAAGGCTCTCGTTGCGGACAACCCGAACCAGTTGTTTAAGGTTGCAAGTGACGCGTCTCTCACTGACCGTGCTACGGCACTGGCTGGTGTTTTCGCGAACGCTACTCTCGGAACCTCGGCCCGTACCGGTTCAGACGATACCGGCAGGTCGAATAGTGCGCTCAGCGTTAGCTCGATTGCTACGACGGCAACCCTCCCGCTTCGTATTGTTGGCATCATGGACGATGAAGCCAACAGCGATTTTACCGCGGCAGGCATCCCGTTGATCGTGCGCCTGAACGCTCACTTTAATTCGCCGACTCGGCGGTTTGATTCTCAAACCACTGCCGATTCGACGGGCATTTAAGGAGGGCTGAATAATGGCTATTTCTAGAGCCCAACTGGCTAAAGAGCTTGAGCCCGGCCTTAATGCTCTTTTTGGTCTTGAATATGACCGTTACGAGAACGAGCATGCTGAAATCTTTGAAGAAGAGTCCTCGGACCGCGCCTTCGAAGAAGAGGTAATGCTCGGCGGCTTCTCGACTGCTCCCGTGAAAAACGAGGGCGGAGCTATCTCGTTCGATGACGCGCAGGAAACATACACTGCCCGTTACACGCACGAGACAATCGCTCTGGCCTTTTCGATCACGGAAGAGGCTATCGAAGACAACCTTTATGACCGGCTTGCAAGCCGTTACACGAAGGCTCTGGCTCGTTCGATGGCTCAGACCAAGCAGATCAAGGCCGCAGGCATTCTTAACAATGCCTTCTCCACGTCCAACCCGATTGGTGACGGGGCAGCCCTTTGCTCTTCCGCTCACCCGTCGATTTCGGGCAACCAGCGCAACCAGCTTTCTACTGCGTCGGATCTCAACGAGACCTCGCTGGAGCAGATGCTGATTGATATCGCGGGTCTGACCGACGAGCGTGGTCTGAAAATTGCGGTGCGTGGACAGAAGCTCATCATCCCGAAAGAGCTTCAGTTCGTTGCAGAGCGTGTCATTAACAGCAACCTGCGTAGCGGGACGGCTGATAACGACATCAACGCGGTCCGTTCCATGGGCATGCTTCCGGAAGGTGCGGTGGTTAACCACTTCCTCACCGACACGGATGCGTTCTTTGTTAAGACGGACGCGCCGAACGGCTTTAAGTTCTTTAACCGTTCGCCGCTGAAAACCGCCATGGAAGGCGACTTCGATACGGGTAACATGCGCTTCAAGGCGCGTGAGCGTTATTCGTTCGGTGTTTCCGACTGGCGCTGCGTATTTGGAACGGCTGGCGCGTAAGCCCAGAAGTTCTTTTTACAACGGAAGGGGCGGCTATTGCCGCCCCTTTTGTTTTGGTTTATATTTTTATTCTTCCTGACGGCGCATAACGTGCCGACACTAGCCACGACAGGAGTACAACATGGCTAATACGACTTTCTCAGGACCAGTGCGTTCTGAAAGCGGTTTTCAAACCGTAAGCAAAAATGCGACCACAGGCGCTCTTACTGTAACCAAAACATCTGGAACAGGTAGCTCCCCAACAAACATGTCGCCCGGTGCGGGTATTTCGAACGGCACGGGGACCATCCACAAAACGTCCGTATCCCAAGACGGTGACCTGATTGTCACTAAAATTCTGATGGATATCACGGGGCTGAACTGTGGCGGCACCGCAGGAGACATTATTGGTGTTGACGGTGCAGGCGCGGCGTATATCGCTCAGATTACAGCGGCTGTTAATGGCACGGTGTTCGCTGGCGAGATTAAATGTTTCGAAGCGCCCACCACGGGTGACCCGGACATTGATGTCTTTGCTGCCGATGAAGGCACTGGCGTTGAGGATACTGCGATTGGTGATCTGACCGAGACACAGCTTGTAAACTCGGGCGACCTCACGCTTGGCAGTGTGGATATTTTCACCGCGTTCCCTTCGGCTGACCAGTATTTGTATCTTGTTTGTGGAACGGCCACGGCAGGAACCTATGATGCGGGTAAAATAGAGATCACTCTCTACGGCCACGCAGCGTAGCGGAGGGTATAGCTCATGGCTGACGCAGTAACTTCTCAAACACTCTCTGACGGACCGAAATATGCGGTAATGAAGTTTACCAATATTTCGGACGGCACGGGCGAAGATGCGGTCACCAAGGTAGACGTTTCTGGCCTTAATACCAGCGCTGATGGCGACACCTGCACAGGTGTCGTCATTGAGCGTATCTGGTGGCAGTGCATTGGCATGAAGCTACAGATACTTTGGGACGCCACGTCCGATCAGTTCTGTATCGAACTTGGCGAAAACCAGAGTGGAAACCATGACTACACCGTTTTTGGCGGCCTGACCAATAACGCAGGATCCGGCAAGACTGGAGATGTCAAGTTCACCACGGTAGGCCATACTTCCGCAGATACATACACGGTTATTTTGTACATGCGGAAAGAGTACTAAGGAGGCTTACGGTGGCCGGATTTAGGGTGGGGGAGTTTAATTTTTTGGGCAATTACTACATTGCTGTCGAGGATTCCCCCACCCCAGAGGTTTTTGTAAAGTTTACCGGCTTTGAATCTCCGGTTCAGGTGGACATCTTTATTCAAGCTTTAGAGGAGCTTCTGTCCGAACCGTTAGAGCCTCTCTTTGAAGACCGGACACTTCACTGATGGCTACAAAGAAACGACAAAAATCAATTCCGCGCACCACTACCGGTAAAAATCCTAATTATCGGAAGACGAAAAAAGGTGCGGGGATGACCCGTGCCGGGGTTAAGGCATATCGTAAAGCAAACCCCGGATCCAAGCTAAAAACCGCAGTTACGGGTAAAGTTAAAAAAGGCAGCGCCGCTGCCAAACGACGGAAAAGTTACTGCGCTAGATCTCTTGGTCAGCTAAAAAGAAGTTCGGCCAAGACACGTAACAACCCTAACTCGCGCATTCGTCAGGCGCGTCGTCGTTGGAAGTGCTGATGGAAAAGACTATCATAGGCATTCTTGTTGCAGGAGTTGTAACGGCTTTTTTGGGCTTGCTTGGTTGGCAGTCATCTACATTGATAGATGTAGATAAGCGGACCGAAAGAACGGCTCTTAAAGTCGATCAAAATCACCAGATGATAAAACCCATGTGGGAGCAGTTTATTCAATCCCGCAAGATTGTGAGGACGCATGGCGAAGGTTCGGACCGGCCCTAAGCCCCGTAAGCCTAAGCTTACTTATTTTAGAAAAGGCGGAAAAGTCTCTTCTAAGAGCAAGGGAAGCAAGATTTGCCCCGAAGGCAAGGCTTGGGCAAAGAGAACCTTTGACACCTACCCCTCGGCCTACGCAAATTTGGCAGCATCGAAATATTGCAAAGACCCCAACTATGCTAAAAAGTCAAAGGGCGGCAAAAGAAAGGGCCGTTAAATGGGCAAGTTAAAGGAATGGTTAGATGAAGACTGGGTTAGGATCGATAGCAGCGGTAATATCGCGGGGCCGTGCGGAAGTTCAAAGGATAAAAAGAATCCCGATAGATGCCTTCCTCGAAGCAAAGCGCAAAGTCTCTCAAAAGGTCAAAGAGCTTCTACGGCGCGTAAAAAGAAGCGCGAAGGCTCTAAAGGAAAAACTGTTGTCGCCAATACGAAGGCTGCAAAAGTTGCTAAAGCGAAAAACGGAGGAGTAGTTGTCGGGGCTCCTTATCGTAAGCTGAATAAGGGCTGTGGCGCTGTTCTTTCGAACAGAAGAAAACGGACACTGTACACATGAGCCTTGAGCTTGATGTTCAAAAAGATTTGCGAGAATGGTCTCGACATGCTTTAGAAAAGCCTAGTGAGTTTTTCAACGGGCTACCGGCATGCCCGTACGCGAAGAAGGCCTTTGAAGAGAACAAGGTTGGATACGTTTTTAAGACCGAAGACGATAATCTGGTTCTCTATCAAACCATGGCCGGATTTGATGACACGTTTGACGTAATTCTTCTGATAGACTTTTCGTACAAAAAAGACCCGCAAGTTTTTGAGGAGTTTGTTTCAGACCTCAACGACGCGATTGCCGAGGGTATTTTTGGTCAGAAAGATCTTTGGTTGATGGGCTTTCACCCGGACGATGATGAAGACGAGTTGCTTGATGACGGCTCTTTTTCTCCTGTTGTAGGAGAAAAGTATGCTATTATTTTTATTCAACGGCTCCGAAAGCTTCAGCACAGCGCGGATCAGTTGAAGGACAAGGGTTATTATGACCAAGCTTTCAAAGTTCCAGAAAACCGAACGCTTTACGACCAAAGAGAAACTTTACATAGGAGACTGACAAATGGCGATGAAGCCTCGTAAGAAAAAGCCCGTTCGCAAGATGCGCGGCGGCGGCATGGTTAAAAAAGGCCCCAAGAAGATGCGCGGCGGCGGCATGGTTAAGAAGATGCGCGGCGGCGGCATGGTTCGAAAAAGAAAGTAGTTAAGTGACTGTTTCCTCTAGCAAGAATTTCGAGCTAGACGTTAACGAGCATATCGAAGAGGCCTTTGAACGGTGCGGCTTAGAAGCCCGAACGGGCTATGACCTACGCACTGCAAAAAGATCTTTAAACCTTTTGTTTGCCGAGTGGGCTAACCGCGGCATCAACCGGTGGACGATAGAGCAGAAAACGATAGCGCTCGCTAATGACGTGGCTGATTACCCGGTGGGCACGTTGACCATGACGGTCAATAGCACAACGGGTTTTCAGGACGGGGAAACTATAACCGGCGGCACCAGTTCAGCGACGGCGTCAATCACTAATGTCAACTCTTCGACGGTTCTTGCGATAAACGTGCCGTCAGGGACTTTTTCGGCTAGCGAAACTATAACCGGCGGCACGTCTGGTACGACGGCAACGGTTTCTTCTGCCGTATCTCTGGAAGATGTTCAGTCTTCAATAGACATTTTGTCGGCAGTGGTTCGGCAGAACAGCGGCGCTAGCAATCAATCTGACTTGCAGATTACTCGCATAGGACGCGACGCCTATCTAGGCCTCACCAGTAAGCGCTCAACCGGTCGTCCGGTGCAGTTCTACGTTGATAGACAGATTACTCCGCAGGTTAGGCTTTGGCCGACACCCGACTCTAGTTCTTCGTATGAACTGGTTTTTGATAGACTAACCCGATTGGATGATGCGGACACGCAGACCAATACTTTGGATGTGCCTTTCAGGTTTTATCCGTGCGTCTCTGCGGGTCTTTCTTATTACCTCTCCATCAAGTTTTCTCCTGATAGAACAAACCTCCTGAAGGCGGTGTACGAAGAGGAGATGCAGAGGGCGATGCAAGAAGACCGAGACCGGTCGTCTCTTCAAATATCTCCAAGCCATAACTATTTCGGTAGGTAGTTATGGCGAGGTTTGCGACCGGAAAAGACTCTTACGCCATATCAGACCGCTCGGGGTTCCGGTATCGGTATCAGGACATGCGGAGAGAGTGGACGGGCTTGCTTGTCGGCAAAGACGAGTATGAGCCTAAGCATCCTCAACTAGGGCCCTTTAAAGAAGTGGCTGATGCAGAGGCTTTGTATAATCCGCGCCCAGACCGCGTTGAACCTCAAACTGTTTTTGTCGGAGGCACTTCTTTTCCGCAGGGGCTCAGGGACACTAAGGCGGTGGCTTCCGTCGGCATAGTGACGGTGGTGACGGCATGAGTTTTACATATGCACAGTTGAAAACAGCAATACAAGATTTTGCGGAAAACACAGAGACGAGTTTTGTAACAAACCTGCCTGTCTTTATCCGGGCGGCAGAAGAACGTATTTTTAAGCTCGTTGACCTTGAAAACTTTAGAAAAAACGTAACGGCGTCCATGGCCGCGTCAAATCGGTTTTTGCAGGCACCGACGGACTTTTTAGCGTCGTTTTCGTTATCTATTGAAGTCTCTAGTTCGAAAAAATTCCTTTTGCAAAAGGACGTAAATTTCTTGCAGGAGTATTGGCCCAACCAGTCTTCTACTGGGGAGCCTGAGTTTTACGCACTGTTTGACGACTCAAACTTTTTGATAGCCCCGACGCCCGATTCGGGATACTCGGTGGAGCTTCATTATTATTATCGCCCCGCAAGTTTGACAGACGGGGCAGATTCGGGGACGACGTTCTTGAGCGTCAACGCCCCCAACGCGATGCTTTTTGGTTCTCTTGTCGAGGCCTACATATACATGAAGGGGGAGCAAGACGTTCTTGCCATGTATGAAAAGCGGTTTGAAGAAGCCCTCATGCGCCTTAAAGACCTTGCTGAAGCAAGGGAAAACAACGACGCATACCGTAAAGGCTTGCCTACTAGGGAAAGAACGTAATGTTCCAAGCTAATCTGGATATTGCACCGGACTACAAAGTGTCTGTTCATACCACGCAATTCAGGGGCCACACTCCGGAGGAAGTAGCCTCTCGGTGCGCTGACAAGATCATGCGTGTTTCCATGGATGCGCCTCCTGTTATAAGAGACCAAGCCTTTGCTTTTAAGGAGCAGCTAGAGAAGATATTGAGTTTTTATATGCGGGAGGCTATAAATAGTGACAGGACGACAGTTTTTAACGCTTTGAATGATGCAGGCCACCCCGAACTGGCTGAGCTAATAAGGAGACTTTGAGATGGCAATCTCACAGGCAATGTGTACGTCTTTCAAGGCGGAGATTTTGAAAGGTGTGCATGATTTTACGGCGTCTACCGGAAACACCTTTAAGCTGGCGCTTTACACTAGCTCGGCATCTTTAGGCGCGGGAACCACCGCATATACGACCTCAAACGAGGTAAGCGGAACGGGTTACACGGCAAAAGGTGGCACTTTGACTTCGGTTACCCCGACGACAAGTGGAACGACGGCGATTGGTGATTTTTCTGATCTTACGTTTAGCTCTGCCACCATCACCGCAAACGGGGCTATGATTTTTAACGAAACTGCCACCGGCGACCCTTCCGTCCTCATTTTGGCTTTTGGTGGAGATAAAAGCTCTTCTGCCGGAGACTTTACAATCCAGTTTCCTACGGCGAACGCCACTGACGCCATTATTCGTATAGCTTAGCGGTAAACCCGACATGTCTGATCTTTCAGGCTGGGGTCGGGCAGGCTGGGGGCAGGGCCCGTGGGGCCAGCCGTCACCAGTGGTGGTCTCCGGTGTTTCGACCACCGCCTCTGTAGGACGCGACACGGGTTGGGGTCGTCAGGCGTGGGGCGATGATCCTTGGGGCACCACCGACGACGTATTAAGCTTTGTAACTGACCAAGTTCTGGCTGTTTCCGGTGTTTCGGGAACGGGCGGGGTTGGCAGTGTCACGTTAGCAACACAGTTTGTTTTCGAAGTTACAGGAGTTGCAGGCACCACCGCGGTTGGTGATGAAACCGTGGTGGCGACGGAAGCTTTACAAGGCTGGGGCCGCGGAACGTGGGGATCCGGTCCTTGGGGCGACGCAAACACCGTACTCCTAAGCGGACTCTCCGCGACCACCGCGGTTGGTGATGAAACTGTCACAACTGATTTTGTTGTGGCGGCTACCGGCTCTGCGGGCACGGGCGCGGTAGGCAGCCCCACCATAAACTTTGACTTTACCGTATCTGTCTCAGGGGTTGCCGGAACAGGCGGCGTAGGTAGTCCCCTTATTGTCTTTGGTAGAACCGTGGATGTCACGGGGGTTGCCGGGACGAGCGGACTTGGAACGGCTACCGCTACCGGTAACGCGGAAGTTCCCGAAACAGGGCTATCTGCGACTGGCGGCGTCGGAACGGTAGTTGCGACTGGCGGAGCAATCATTTCTCCAACAGGAGCGGAGGCAATAAGTGCTGTTGGAATTGTAACTGTTTGGAGTATAATAGCACCGGATCAGACAGCTTCTTATAGCGCTATAACACCGGATCAGACAGCTTCTTATAGCGCTATAACACCGGATCAGACAGCTACGTGGGAAGAATTGGCCGCGTAAGAGGATAGAAGAATGGTATCTACTTATACATCAAATACCGGTATAGAGAAACCGGCCACGGGTGACCAGTCCGGTACGTGGGGCGACACCACAAACACTAACTTTGACATCGTTGACCGGACGCTTAACGGCGTGGGAGCAATCACGCTTAGCGGAACAAGCCACACCCTAGCGACCACCGACGGCACCCTTTCGGACGGCATGTTCAAGGTCTTGGTCTTGGGGGGTTCTCCAACCGGAACGAACACTATCACGATCACTCCTAATGACGCGGACAAGCTTTATTTTGTTCGGAACGGCAGCGGTCAAAGCGCGGTCTTTAGCCAAGGCACGGGGTCCAATGCGACGGTGCCAAACGGGGCTACAAAGATTATTTACGCTGACGGAGCGGGATCCGGCGCAGCCGTTTCAGATTTGTTTGATGCCGTGTCAATAACAGGTGGCACGATAACCGGTATTACTGACCTTGCGGTTGCAGACGGTGGAACTGGGGCCTCCACGGCATCCGCGGCTCGTACAAACCTTGGTTTGGCGATTGGAAGTGATGTCCAAGCATACGACGCGCAGTTGGCTGACGTTGCAGGCCTTGCTGTAAGCGACGGCAACTTTATTGTGGGCGACGGTACAAACTTCGTTGCTGAGTCCGGCTCAACCGCCAGAGCTTCAATGGGTGTGGCGATTGGAAGTGATGTTCAAGCGTTCGACGCCGATACCCTAAAAGCCGATACCGCCGACGAATTGACCGCAGGGTTTAGCGCTGCCATTCACGATGCGGGAACAAAAAGCTCCGGGACGTACACCCCTGATGTGGACGATGGAAACTTTCAGCAAGCGGTTAACGGAGGCGCTCACACTTTAGGGGTGCCTTCAAAAAACTGCACCATGGTTATCTTGTACAAGAATAACGCCTCCGCCGGAACGGTTACAACCTCCGGATACACCTTAGTTGATGGCGACACCATTACGACTACTAATGGACATGAGTTCTTCTTTTATATCACAAGAGTAAATGACGGTTCCTCCACCTTCTCACTTCTGACCGTGAAAGCGCTACAATAAAGGAGATGCGTAATGGGAACCGGAGAATTAATGCCGATAGTCCAAGGTGGGCATCAAAAGCTGGACCTCAATCTCACTATATCGGGCAATACTTCAAACTATAACATTGCTACCGTGGCAGCCCAGAACGGCTATAGCGCAGGTTCTGACAACACGCCTATTTTTGTCACCGTCAACTCCGGTGTGGAGGTTACCGCTACGATGACTAATCCTGCTCTTCAGACAGGAGCGATTAATGCGGCCTCTCCTTTAACCATTACGGTAAATGGAACGGTCACCGGATACACGGGGGCCACGGGTGGCACTAACCAAGCAGGCGCTGTTGGCGGTGACGCCATTCACTTTAACACAAACACTCCTGCAACAGGAACCTATGCGGTAACTGTTGGGTCTCAGGGAACGGTTCGCGGCGGTGGCGGCGGTGGCGGCGGTGCGGGCTCAGCCGGTTCCCGCGCTAATTTCAATGACGACGGAAAAGGCGGCGGCTCTTGCGGCATGGGCAGCGGCAATTTTGGCCCATCCGGCAGCGCGGGCCCTCAAGGCGGGTTTGGGCAGGCGGGCCAAGCTGGAA